CAATGGAGAAATTGAAGCAAAAGGAGTTGAATTGGTTCGTCGAGATAATTGTCCATATGTCAAAGAAACTTTGGATGCAGTTCTTCAACCTATTATGTTTGAAAATAATCTTGAAAAAGGTAAGCACCAAGCTGAAATTCACATTGACAGACTTTTAAATGGTGAAGTTCCAATTAAAAAACTGATACTTTCAAAAAATCTTCGGAATGAATACAAAGGATATGCAAAAAAGTATACTAATTATATTGATGGTAAACCAGATACACATGGTCCCTATCGTTGGATACATACCAAAGAAATAAAAGAAAAGGATCCAGATACAGGTAAAAATGAAAAAACAGGTACATTTCAAAGCTTAGAAGAAAATCCTACAATGGCACATGTAGCGTTAGTTGAAAAAATGATAGCACGTGACCCTAATGGTGCACCTAAACCAGGAGACCGTGTACCATTTGTTTATATCGATATAGGAGACCCAAAAGCACTTTCTTGGAAAAAAGTCGAAGATCCAGCTTATGTTGTTGAACACAATGTTCCCATCGATACACTTTATTATCTTGAACATCAGCTTAAAAATCCACTCAAAACAATATTCGATATTCTTTTGGGAGAATTAAAATGTAATTTAATGTTTAACAGGCCATCTTTAACAAATGCAAAAAGACGTGAAAAACTTAGTATAGGTGAGGCAAAACGTAAACGTGAAAAAAATCAAGACATCAGTAAAATATTTGGTCCTAAAGTGTAATTTTATCTAAACTTATTGTTTGGTTATCTACAAATGGTCCATTTATATTTGCACCAGATATCCAACCATATTCATAATACCATGTTTGTAAGTAATCAACTGGTACTAATTTAAAAGCTAAATTAGTATCTGTTTTTTCAACTTTAATCCCTAATGGATCACCATGAGCATTACCACCAACCCATAGACTAAATCCTGGAGGGTTATTTGTTGAACTATTGAGAGTATTATCTAAAAAAATAGTAATTTCGGACATTTAAATTATCCCTTTATTTTAATTTAACTTTTTATCATTTTTAAAGTTTAAATTTAATACCAATAATATAAATACTGCCACCAAACTATATGTTAACTCATTAACGAATATTTCTTCTATTAGTTTATCTAAAAAAATAGTAATTTCAGACATTTAATTTAATTTTTTATTTTAATTAAACTTTTTAATTTATTTAAATTTAATAATAAGTATTTACTTATTAATTTTAAATATATTAATTTAAAACATTAATCAGTTTGTCATATTTTTATATTGTTTAAACGGGAGGAAAAACAAAGGCCTTGAGTTTTACAAATAGATTACAAAGAATTTTTCTAAAATTTTTTTTAATTTTTTTAACGAAAGTACACAAAGTATACAAAGTGTACATTTTTTAATTGGAGTATGCAAGACCTCCCATACCTGACATAATTCGGAGAACGTTGTAGTTCACTGCGAAGATGGTCAGTGCATTGATGTAATCGCCTGCAAAGTAAAGCTGAGCAGTGTCGATACGGGAGAAGTTACATGTTCCGCTGGGCTGATGTTCCTCAGGGCGAAGAGCAAAAGAGTACACGCCAATTGAATCAGGAACACCTGTAGCGCCGAAACCAGTGTGGCAATCCCATACTTGGCAACGAGTAAAGTACTTAATGTTACGAGCGGTAAAACGATCGGTACCATTAAGGATAATCTTGGAAACAAGCTGAGAAGTGGCTGCTGGGTTAGCACCAGTAACAACACCACCAGATGCAGACACAATTGGGGCAGGTGTAGCAGGTCCAACAGGGTCCTCATAAGAACCAGCTGCAGATCCAAGAGTAGCAAGAGGCTGTCCACACCAGATAAGCTCCTTAACGGGGTGATTGAAGTTAAGGCGAATGGTATTTGTCTGAGAAGTATTGGAACTGGCTTCCTGTTGAAACTGAAGCTGATCAATGAGGTACTCGTGAGCATTCTGGGCAAACTGGCGACGCTCAGTGGTATCAAGGTAGACATAATCGGCATAAACGGTAAAGTTAGCGTTGGAGATATTAGAGGTTCCGCCGTTAACATAAGAGCTTGATGGGGAAAATGTAATGTTGAACTTGACCTCATGGTACTGAAGAGCAATAAGAGGAACAGCAAGACCAGGGTTTCGGCAAAACCAGAAGCGCATAGGAATGTATGCTTCTGTTGGTGCACTAGTAGTACTAGATGTAATACCAAGCGCCTGATGTGTATAAGCCATACGCTGGTATTTAGTTGACGCAGTTCCAGATGGGTCATTGGGTAGAGGTTCTCCACCAAGAGTGGTCATCTCTCCCTGAGAACCAATGGAGTTCACCTCAGAAAGATCGCGCCACACTGAGAGCCAGAGACCATACTGGCGATCAATAAGCTGACCTCCAATCTCGATCTCAAGTTGCTGAAGAATGGCATGACCAAGATCAGAACCAACGGTGGTTGCGGTGGAAGTCACAAGAAGATTGGGTGAAAACACACACCAAAGATTCTTGAGGAGATCTCCGTTACGAGAGATAGTTACTGACACGCGAGAGCTTGATGCAACAGATCCATTAATGGTCTGGAGAATTGACTCAACGGCAAAGTTGGTGTGGCGGCGGTAAACTGATTTGAAAAAGGTAATTTGTGGCTGACCAGTCAGGTAGATGTCCTGGGCGCCGTAGGCTACAAGTTGCATAAGTCCTCCTCCCATTTTTAGTTAGTTTTTGTGAATTAGTACTCTTTATAAATATTTTATTTTTCTGGGAATTTCCGAATTTAAATTTAAATAAAAAATTTAAATTAAATTTGAAAATTTAATAAAAGTTTAATTTAAATGAATACCAGTAAAATTTATTTTACATTTGGAAGATTTCAACCTCCTCATTCTGGACATGCGTTTCTTATTAATAAAATAATACAACTTGCTAAAGAAAATAATGCAGATTATCGTATTTTTGTATCAAGTACTATCAATAAACCAAATTGGAAAACAAGTAAGGCAAAAGACTCTGATAAAAATCCATTACCAGTTGATATAAAAATACATTTCTTAGAAAAAATGTTTCCTGGAACTAAATTTATCGATGGGAGTATTTATGGAAATAATGTAATAAATTTCATAAAAGTTATGAAAGAACAAGGTTATACTAATATAACAGGTGTTTTTGGAGGAGTTAGAGCAGATGAATTCAAAAAACTTTTTGATAAATACGAACCAGAAACACAAGTTATTAAACTTGACCGTGATGAAGAAAATTCGATTTCTGCTACAAAAATGAGAATTGCTGCTTTTAATAATCCAAGTTTTTTTAATGAACATACTTCAATTGGAAATATGCAAGTTACTGATATAGATGAACTTAGAAATATTATAAAAAGACAATTGTCCTTTGGGCAATTGTCCTTTGGGCAATTGTCCTTTGGGCAATTGTCCTTTGGTAAAAGTAAAAGGTCTTTAAAATCAGTTTTATTAGATATAATTTATCTTAAAAAGTAAATAAGTTCAAAAGAAGTTCACTTCGTTCCTTTAATTACTAAATGCCAACCCTCCCATTCCACCCATTATCCTAAGGATATTATAACATGGAGCATAAATAGTAAAAGATGGAAGTTCTGTATAATTTTCTAAAGGAACACTATCACCGTTTCCTGGACTAACACTTGTGTTTCTTAGGTAAAAATATATTAAACTAGAATCAATTCTACTAAAATTACATGTACCAGATGGTTGATGTTCTTCTGGTTTAAGTGCAAATGAATAACAATAAATATAATTTCCAGGTGCTCTAGTATGATGATCATAAGTTTGATTAAGTCTAAAGTATTCACCTGGTCTTTCTTTAAAACGATCTGTTCCATTTAATACTAATTTAAATGAATAAAGTGGAGCAAATTGGGCAGGTGTTCCATTTGAAATAATGTTTGTTCCTATTGAATAGTCATTTGGAGGAGCACTTGTTCCATTTCTATTAAAAACCCAAACAATTTCTTTAGTAGGATGATTTAAATTAATACGAATTTGATTTTCTTCAGTTAAACTTATTACATTTCCAATTTGATTTTGTACCTGTTCTATAAGATATTCATGTGGATTTTGTGCAAATTTTCTTCGTTCAGTTGTATCAAGATAATAATAATTATCCCATATAGTAAATTTGTTATATTGATCAAGTTGCGGAGCAACACCATTTAATATAGGTTCTACGTAA